CCCCCGTGCACATACGGGCAGGCATAGTGTCGTGACTGTCGGTTGGACAGGTTCCGTGCTCACACACCCTGAGGACTTGGAAGAAATCGGCACCGGGTTGCGGCAGGCATGTGCCCGCACACGTGCCGGGTTCAAATTCAAAGTGGTTGGCACCGGCAGAGGTGTGACACACGCACTGGGCGTTGCGCCCGACGAGACAACCGGATGGGTTGACCTTGCCGACTATCCGGCCGCTTACGGGACACTTGACGTCGCGTTGTGCCCGTTGAAGAACACGCCGTTCAACCGTGCGAAAAGCTGGTTGAAACCGTTAGAAGCGGCGGCGGTGGGTGCGGTTCCGATCATGTCCCCGCTACCCGAATATGAGCGGTTGCATGAGCTGGGGGTCGGTGTGATCGCCCGGCGGCCACGCGACTGGGCACGGCATATTGTGCGCCTGGTGGACGACGATGACTATCGGACAAGACTGCGCGAACAAGGTTTCAAGGTTGCCGCAGCGAACACCTGTGAAACCAGGGCAAGCGAATGGGCGGAAGCTTGGAGGCAAGCATGGGAACAACCAGCAGAATCGTTGTTCTAACCAGCGTGTACGGTGACACCCTTCTGGTTGACCCGCCCGCACAAACCGTGGACGCAACATGGATCGCAATCTCTGACCGGCGGCTGTCAAGCGACATATGGCAGGTGCGATACGAGCCACGCCCACATTTGCACCCGCGGCTGGCGGAACAACTAGTCAAATACGCTCCCGCAGACTATGCGCCACCTGACACTGACATTCTTATATGGGTGGACGGGGGTGTGCGCATCAACAGTGCGGATACGATCGCTGTTCTCTCAGATTCACTGGTCCGCTGGTCGCCACGACCCGCGGATGTGGCGATGATCCCGCACCCGGATCGGACACGGCTAACAGACGAGGCGGTCGCCGCCGCCGCGATGAAACAGTACAAAGGGCAGCGGATCATCGAACAGGCCGAGCACTATTTGCACGTGTGCGGGATGCCCGATGATTACGGGCTTTGGGCGACCACGGTGATCGTCTACCGGAACACGTGGTATGCGGTCGAGTTCGGTGACATGATCATCCGCGAATGTTTGCGTTGGTCTTTGCACGACCCGCTTGCGGTCCCGTACGTGTCATGGAAGATAGGATTGCCTGTCGCTGCGATCGATTTTGACAGCGGCTTGTCGGGGACATGAACGTGTCACGTTGGTTGAACGTGGGTTGCGGCCAGCATTACGCACCGGGCTGGCATAACGTGGATGTTGTGTGCCGCCCCGAGTTGGGGATTACGCCCGATCAGGTTGTGCCCGCAAGGGTGCGGTTGGATGAAGTGTTTCCGGCCGGCGGGTTTGACCGGGTGTTTCTCGGTCACGTGTTAGAACACGTTCCTTGGGGTTGGGTGCCAGAGTTTTTGGCGGGTGTCACCCGGGTCCTTGCCCCAGGTGGCGAGGTGCTGGTGGTCGGCCCTGATTGTTTTCGGGTGATTGAACGGTGGCGTGACGGGTTGGAGCCGTGGTGGCTGGTTGTCCAGTGTTTAGAAGGGGACAGTTCGAAACCAGGGCTGGGTGACGAGAGTGTGTGGGATGGGGCTCGTCACCACTGGAACGCACACGAACAGCGTGTGGTGGATGCGCTTGAAACGGCAGGGTTTGTGGGAGTGACCGGGGTGCCGTTGGGTTCGGAATTGTTGAATGGTTGGCCGGTTGTGTTACGTGTTGAGTGGCAGTGCGCTGTCTACGGCCGTGTCGCAGGTTGAGCGTGCGGATTTGGAGGGTTTCGAGCGATGCACGATGAGGCCGCACAATTTTTACGTTCTGTCGCACCGCTCGTCGAAGCGGACATGGCTGGTGCGCGGGTGGTTGAGGTTGGTGCGTTCAACGTGAACGGTCGGGCCCGTGACTTTCTGCCAGGAGGATGGGCGGAATGGGTTGGCGTCGATCTGCTGTCAGGCCCGGACGTGAACCTTGTTGGTGACGCTGCAACCTTGCTTCCTGCCATGCCCGCAGGTTGTTTTGACATAGCGGTGTCAACCGAAGCGTTGGAACATTCACCCGTGTGGCAGGGGATCGTTCGAGGGATGGTTCACGTGCTTCGCCCTGGCGGATGGCTGATTATCACGTGTGCTGGCACGGGCCGGGCGGCGCACGCTGCGGACGGGTCTGGGCCTCCACGGCCTGGCGAGTGGTATGAGAACGTGCCGCTCACCAGCCTGCTGGATGTTTTAGATGTGACAGTGGATGTTGTGTGTGCGGAAGCTGACCTTGCTGCCGGGGACACACGGCTGGTCGCACGCGTACACCTTTAGCTATCTCATCCGCACCGGCATAAGCAGGTACAGGTAACTGTCATCCTGCCCGGATCTGATCACCGCAGGCTTCACCGGGCTGATGTTCTCCAAAACCACTTCGTCGCCGCCCACGGCATCAACCCCGGCGCTGAGGAACTCGGCGTTGAAAGCCACAGTAAGTTCTGACCCGGTGAAAGTGGCGTCCACCGACTCGCTCGCCTGGCCAACATCTTTGGTGATCGCGGTGAGCTCAAGCCCCTCTTCGGACAACCCCAGGCGGATCGGGGCCGACTCCCGGGCCATCAGCTTCACCCGCTTGATGGCGTCGAGCAGCGGCTCTCGACCCACCACCAGGCGGTTTGGGTACGACTCTGGGATCAGCTGACGGTAGTCGGGGAACTCGCCTTTGATCAGCCGGGTGGTCAACCGCACGTCTTGCGCTTCGAAGCTCGCCTCCCGCTCACCCAGCCGGACGGCCAGAGTGCCCCCTTTTCCGAGCAGCCGGACCAGCTCTTGAAGCGCCCTGGAGGGCACCAGCACGTGCTGCCCGGGGTGCAGCATGTGCGTGCCGGGCAGGTCGCGCACCGCCAGCCGGTACGAGTCGGTGGCCACCAACCGGAGGCCGTCCTCCTCGGCGGCCAGCAGCACCCCGGTCAGCACCGGTCGGGTTATGTCGGTGCTGGCGGCCCGGACCACCTGACGCAGCGCCTCGGCGAAGGTGGCCGCGTCCAACGCCACGGGCTCGCCGCGCAACAGGGCGTGCTGGGGGAAGTCGTCCACCGACAGCACCCGCACCGCGAACCGGGAACGGCCCGACGACAGCGTGGCCTCCTCATCGTTCACTTCCACCTGGATTGTTCCCGGGGCGAAGGAGCGGACGATGTCAGAAACCAATCTGGCGGGGAGCAGAGCAGACCCGTCGACGGTGGATGACACTGGCACGGTCACCTCGATGGTGAGTTCCAGGTCGGTGCCTGTGACAGTCAACTTGTCGCCGTTGATGTCGAATCTGAGCCCGTTGAGAACCCTGGGGGACATAAGTGTTCCACGTTTCGAGATCGCCCGGCCTGCCGTTGTCAAAGCTTCGGTCAGGGCATCCTGTTCGCATTGAAACTTCACATCCAACCCCTTGTTTGTTCGGTTTCTTCACTTTCGGAACGGCATGAACACGTACCGGTAGCCGTCCTCAGGTTCCGAGCGGATCACGATCGGGCTTGTCGAATCCAAAACCTGGATCACAACATGATCAGTGCGAGCAGCCTCGACACCGGCACGGAAAAACCCGATGTTCACCGCTGTTTCCACGTCAGGCGTCCGGCCGCCCCCCGTGCTCTCAACTTTTTCAACAGGAAACGAAAACCGTGCCTCGTCACCATCGCCTAGTTGGCCGGCGACTTCCATGTCGTACACGGTGAACCACACTCGCACTTTGGCCTGTTTGCCGACCGCTGATTGCATCCATTTGAAACTGTCGACAAGCGGGCGGCGTGCTACCACATACTGGTATGGGTGTGTGAGACTGGTGTACCGGTCAAGGTTCGGATAGTTGTGGCTGTCGAGTAGTGGAACAGTCACTTGTGTGCCATCAGTTTCGAAGGTTGCGGTGTTCTGGCCGGTTGCGGTGACGGTTACCGGTCCGGTGCCTTGCAACTGTTGGGCGGTGTCACGCAGCACGGGGGCTGGGATGAGGAGCTTTTCGCCTTGTTTCAGGCCGGGGAGTGGGAGTGTGGTGCGTATGGCGACCCGGTAGCTGTCGCAGGCGGTGAGTTGTAGCCGGTCACCAGTGTTTTCTAAGAGTATTCCGTTGAGGTGGGGTAGGGTTTTGTTGCGGCTGGCTGCTCCGGCGATTTGGCGGATTGCTCGGGTGAGCATGGTGCCGGTGATTGTGTTCATAGACTGGGTTCCTTTTTGTCGTTCGTCGTTGTCGGCTGGTTAGCGACTGCCCCGCTCACCGCCTAGCGTCCCGCCACGCCAGGGCGGCCCGCACATGATCAGCGTTCGCCCGCCGGTAGCCGAGCATGACAGCCGCCGTCTTAGCGACACCAGCCGTGGCATGCCACTCGACATCACCGATCACCAACCCGACCATGGTGGCGGCCTTCATGACATCCAGCCCGCCATCGTCCAGCTCGACACCGGCAGCGTCCACCGGGGCCACCGGGCCCTCACCAGCGTGAGCGGCCAGCACCTCGGCCACCGGCAGCCGGACCGGCAACCGCTCGAAGATACGGTCGGTCAAAGGGCCGGGGGTGGGGACCTTGCTCACCGCAACGATCAGCAGAAAGCGGCCCGCATCGACCGCCGGCCTCAACATGGCTGGCGTACCCCAGCCGGTTTCGTCCAGCCGGTCCACGAACAGAACCCCACCCTCAGCGGCCTTCATAGCCTCCTCGACAGTCCACGGGGTGGCGAAATAGTCGTCGAGCGCCACGAAAGGCACGCCGGCAGGCAAGGCGGCGGCGACCCGCATGGCGGCGGCCAGCCGGTCCGGGCCCTGAGGGCCGACCAGCAAGACGTGATGGCGGCCAGTAGCGGCAACCTCGACCGGGAACAAGGCTGGTGCAGTGGTGGTGGTAGTGGTTGTGGTGTCCTCCTTGTCGTTCGTCACGGTCTGATCGTATGATTGTGGGCGGCGGCTGTCAACCCTGGGGGGTGGTGCGGGTTGACGTGCTAGTAGGGGTGTCGTACTGTGAGCGGTTAGGACGAACAGACGCTCGAGGAGGACGTGTGCAGACTGGTTTCGGTTTGCGGGTTGCCGTGTCCGGGTGGCATCCGCTGCTCGTGTGGGGTCAGGCTGCTGACAGGTTGATGGCAGCCCGGCAGGTTGCCCGACTGGTCCGGCCGCCGGTGGTTGACGGCGAGCAGGTGGACGAAACCCCGTTTCGGGTGGTTGATCCGGATTCCACGTTTTCGGAGATCATTGTTCGCATGGGGCTCGCCGACGGTGGTGTCCTGTTTGTGGACCGGGTTGACGAGTTTTCTGTGAGCATGATCGACCGTGTGCGTGTGGTGTGGGAGCCGTCCAAAGTTCTGCTTGTTGCGGGTGCTGTGACCCCGGTTGTGGAAGCAGGTTGGGTGTCTGACGTGTTTACTGTTCGTTTGCGTGCGAAAGATGTGATCGCAGCGAGCGGGGGTGTGGGCGGGCCGTTCGAGTTGGTGGCAGGGTCGCATCGGCTGGGTGTGTCACCGGAGGCGCGTGAGATGCTGCCCGGTTCGGGTAGGGGGCGGGGGATGGTGTTGCGGGTTGCTCGAACGGTTGCGTGTTTGGAGGGTGCCGGGCGGGTTGATGTTGAGCATGTTCGCCGGGTGTTGGGGTTGCGTTGGGGGTGACAGGATGGGTGGCGGTGCTGTTCTAGTGCCGTCCACTTTGGGCCGGTCGGAGGGGCTGTGGTTTTTCCGACCGGCCCGCCCAGTTTTGGGGGGGTGTGTCTGCTGTTAGCTGTGGGGCTGGTGTGGTTCCCAGCCCCACAGGGTTTGCAGGTCGGCGACGGTGTTTGGGATGGGTGGGAGTTTGTGGTTGCCGGTTTGCTGTCGCCGGTCGCTGGCCGCCCAGATGAACGCGGCGAGCACGCTGACGGCGGCCGCCCAGATGATCGTCCCGGTGATGAGCAGGCGTGCCATCCGCCCCCCTTTTTCGTGTCCTTGTGCGGTCATGGTCGGATGATATCCGGTGCTGTCAGGCCGGTGTGTGGCTTTGTGCGCCTGTGTGCGTTCTTGTAGCACTCTGCCCGCACCTGTCCTATTTGACTTCCGGGTTGCGGGGCTTTCCGTGGCTTTCAGGGGGGTTTCAGCGGGGGGTGTGTGCTGGGTGGATCGGTGGCCTTGTGACCGGGCCCCGGACGGCCACCGGCCGACGCAGCCTGTGCTCTCGGTGCGGGCCGCCCGTTTCAGGCGTCTAGACGCCTCGTAGAGCGACGAAACCGTGGGGGGATGGGGGATGGTAGCCGGACGTCTGTTTGTGGGCTTCTACGGGGCGTACAGCGCCCCGTACGGGTTGTGGGGGTGAGGGCACCCGAGGGCCCCGCAGTACGCACGGGGGGTTGTGCGTCGCGGTCGCCCGTTTCGGGCGCCTAGAAGGCTCGTAGAGCGACAAACGGGCGGGGGCAGGGGGTGGTAGCCGGGGCGGGGGTTGCGTGGCTCTGCGTGGCGTACAGGGCCCTTTCCGGGCGGGGCGGGTTTGGTTGGGCTGTTCGGGTGGGGGCAGGCGCACGGGCTTGGTGGGGGCACGGCTGGTCTGGGGTTGGACCGACCGACACTGTCGGTCACGATTCGTGGTCGACCGGGTGGCAGGGGGCGGGCAGGGGGTCGGTGACAGATGAAGCAGATTTACAGTTGACTTCTTATTGTTTCTTTTTTCTCCCCCACCCCTGTTCATCGTTTCGTAACCTTCGTAACGCTTTTGTAATATTCCCCCCCCTCTATACTACTTTTCTTAGTTCTATCTGTTTCATCTGTTTCATCTGTAGAAGGATAGGGGTTAGTAGGGGGGATAGGGGGGACAGATCGTCTACACATGGTACAGATAGGATCACAGGGACAGTCCTTTTCGGACGATTCGGAGTTCGTGCCAGCCTCGTTGGGTTCGGTCGAGCACTCCACGCGTGTACCGTCGGGTGACCGTTTCCCCGCCATCATCTGTTAGCTCGTCCCCGGTGAGCAGGGTGACCCCTGCTCGTAGCCGGGCGCTCAGGTTGCGTGAGAACCCGATTTTCGACCACGGTGAGTGACCGTTCTCGGCGCACCAGTACGTGTACGAGTCGTATAAGTCCCGGGTGCTGGCGAAGTTGGCCGGCCCTCCTGCGCGTAAGCATTCGTTCATCCACTGGCCGAGGATGTCGTCGTCTTCGACGGTTTCATGCCGGTCTTCGAGCAGGGTGGCCCCTAGCAGCGGGCTGATATCCCCTCCGCCGATCGCTTGTGTTTGTTCGGCGTCCAACAACCGTCGCAATCCTTGCCACGCCCAGGCGAGGATCCCGGGTCCTTCTCGGCGCAAATCGTCCATCACCGCGTCCCGTTTGCGTCGAATTCCGCTGGGGATGGGGCTGAGCATGGGGATGAGCACCATGCGTTCTTCGAGGGCTTTGCTCACGTCCCGCAGCTGGAGGGGGTTGTTGGTGTCGATCAATGGTTTGGCGGTCGCCCGGAACTCGTACCAGTTGCCGTACATGCGCCGGGCTTTGAGGACGGTGCCGCCGGTGAGTTCTTTGATGAGTTCGGCGTTCAATGTTTCACCAGGGCCGGGTTCGGTGGTGTACACGAACCGGCGGCCTTCGAGTTCGGTGAGGGCGGTGGGGTGCGGGTCGTGTCCGTGTTTGCGGGTGGTGAGGATTCCGCGGGGGATGACCCCGGCGTATTCGCCGAGTGTCCAGGCGTACGCTTCGATGATGGTGGATTTGCCGGTGTTTCCTGGTCCGTGCATGACCGCAAAGTTTTTGAAGGACACGCCGGTCAGGCAGATGCCGAAGAAGAGTTGGGTGGCGGCGACGATTTCTTCGGCACGGTCTGGTCCTTCGTCTCGGACTGCCATGTGCAGGGTTTCGACGAACAGGGGGCATTCGACGTCGGGTCCGTGCCATTCGACGTTTGTTTGCCGGGTGATCATGTCTTCCCGCCGGTATTCCCTCAGCTGTCCGGTGCGCAGGTCGAGGACTCCGTTGAGGACGCCGAGCGCCCACGGGTCGGGGTCGAGGTTGTCGCGGGTGAGGACGTAGCCGGGGGTGGTTTCTGTTTCGAGGAGGGTGAGGACGGCTTTGATGGTGTTGGCGGTTTCGGCGCGTGTGATTGCTTTTTGGATGGTTTCGTGCCGGTCGCTGCTGGTGAGGGCGAGTTCTTGGTGGAGGGTTTGGACGAGCCGGGCGGTTGCGGCGCGTAGGGGGCGTTCGGCGTGCTGCCAGGTTTGCCCGTTGTAGATGATCCAGCCGCCGCCTTGGAGGGGGCGTGCGTCGTGCCAGAGGGTTTTGAGTCTGGCTGCAAGGTTGTCGTCTGTTGCTTGTCCGAATCCTGGCCAGAGGGGGCTGCCACCGGTTCCGGTTCCGGTTCCGCTGTCACCATTGTCACCGCTGTTGCTGTCACTGGTGCTGGTGCTGGTGCTGGTGATGTTTGCCGCCCAGGTTGTGAGCACTGGGTCTGCCCAGCCGCCTGACACGCTGGTTGCCCGGGTTTGTTCGTGGTGTTTGCGGGCTTGTTCAATTTTGCGTTGAGCTTCTTCGGGGGGGAACGGTGGTTGGCAGCGCGCGGCGATTTGTTGGATGAGCTGTTCGGTTTCGTGGGGGTGTAGCCCTGCCCGGTGGAGGGTGAGGGCGGCGTGGAAGATACCGTCGTCTCGTTGGCCTTCGGGGAGACCGTTGCGGAGCATTTCGTCGACGCTGGGAAAGTCGGGTGTGTGCCCGTTTCCGCTGTCACTGTGGTCCCCGCTGTTGAGGGCCCGCGGGTTTTTCAGCCAGCGGACTAGCTGGTCTGGTGCGTAGGCGAGGTTGTCTCCTCCGTGTGCGGGTGGGGTTTCCCACTGGTAGCGGCGCCCGTTGGCGTGCCGGGAGGGGGGTGCGACGATGTGGCCGCCTCCGGCTTTGATGTCGATACCGGGGTGGGCGCGGATGCGGGTGCGCAGGATTTGCCCGTCGTTCCATTTCCAGATGAGGTGGAGGCCTCCGGAGCCGGTGCGGGCGGTGATGGTTTCGGGGAGGGGCCCGTGTGTGGTTTCGTATTGTTCGAGGGTGTTGATGCCTTCGCTGCCGTCGATGTCGAGCACCCAGATGCCGGAGGGTTGTCCGCAGACGATGCCGATGTTGGCGAGCGGGTAGGTTTGCCACCAGCGGCGGATGATGGTGGGGTCTGTGGTGCCGCTTTTGTAGCCGCCGGGGAGGATGGGGTGTTTGCCGGGTTGTTCACAGTCGGTTTTGGCTCGGCAGGTGCAGTGCCCGTTCGGGTCGATGCCGTGGACGGGGATGACATACCAGCCGCGGGCCGTGTAGTCGAGTGCGGCGGCGAGAAGCGGGTTGGTTTCGTTCATCTGCCCCTCGTTGTCTGGTTCCGGTGATTGTGGTGCTGGTGGCGCGGGTGGCACGGGTGGTGGCCGGTGATCTTGCCATGCGCGATGCCAGTGCGGGTGTGTTAGTGTGCGGGTGGAGGCTGCCCCTCCTTCGGGTGGAAGACCCCTCGCATCCGGTGCCGCGAGGGGTCTTTCACGTTATGGCACCACAGTCCCCGCAGTAGCGGCGTGCACGGCCGGTGACTTTGCCTGTGCGGTTGCCGCCTGCGGTCACAGGCCACGTGTAGAGACTGGCACAGTTCGGGCAGCGGCCAGCGGTTCCGCCCATGCGCCGTAACCGTTGACGTTTTTGTGTGCTCATTCCCGCCCAGATGCCGAACCGTTCGCCTGCTTCTATGGCGTGTGCAAGACAGTCTTCTGCGACAGTGCACCGGGCGCATACGACGCGGAGAACGGCGAGTGTTTGCCGGTCGCCTTCGTTTGCTGGGAAGAAGTCAAGCCCGGAACCGGCACAGGCGCCGTGCTGGCGGAGGCGTGCGTGCCGTTCTGCAAGCGCCGGGTCTAATCCTGGGAGACTGTACTGTTTGGGTTGCCCTTTTGGTTCAGGTTGTTCACGTTTCCGGTTCAACGTTGACATGCCCGGGTTGTGTTGCTGACGGCCAGAGGAGGGGGATACCGTCGGGTTCGCCCCATCCGTGCTGCTGGTACCACACCGGGTTTCGGCGGAGGAGCAGGGAGCGGTGGGATGCGTGAACAGGCTGGTGACCAACCCACCATGGCAGGCTTGCACCGGTGCGGGCGACAAGTTCCGGGTTGGTGAGCGCCTCGTAGGCGGCCAACGTTTCGACGGCTTCCTGGCTGCATCCGAATCGTTCGGCGACAAGTTCGATCACCGTGTCCCGCACAGGGTCTTCGACACGGCTGTAACCGGTTTCGCTGAGCCAGGTGCGGGCCGCCCATTCGTCGCAGATGGTGAGCGTGTAGCAGACGAGAGCGAGCCCGTGTTGTTCCCACATGGTGATCGCAGGATGATCGACCCATCCTTCAGGGGGTGCGAGCAACGCGCGGAGAATTTCGAGAGCGTCGATTCGTTGCTGGCTGAGATCCTGCCAGTCGAGTGTTCGTGCGCTTTGTTCGAATGACGGGTAGGGGACGAGTGTGATCATTTCGTGTCCTTCGTGGTGTGACGGCGGGGGGTGCGCACTTTTCGCACAAGTTGCGGGGGGAATGACCGCCATTGTTTGCGGGCCCCGCCATAACAGTCGACCCATTCGCCGTGCTCACTGTGCACGTGGCGGATGAACGTGAACTGTCCGCGTTCACCTTTGACGGTGATCGTGTCCCCACGGCTGATGCCCTGCCAGTGTTCGGAGACTGTCACCGTCTGTTCGTTCATCGGATGAGCACGAAGACGAGGGTGTGTGCGAGCAGGTAGAGCACGGCGAAGATGATGACACCTGTGGCGAATCGTTCATCCCAGCTCATCACATGCTGCCCGCTGGTTGTTCCCCGCCGATCTGATATGAGCGACCGTGGAACGGTTTGTACCATTCGTGGAGTGCTTCTTTGAGCGTGTCAAAGTACCTGCCGTTTCCGCAGTCCCACAGTTCGTCACGGCTGCTTTCCCACACGTCCCAGATCACATACTGGTTTTCGAACTGGCAGAGCGCTTCGCCGTGCAGGAAGTCGCTGTCTAAGAACAGTTCGCAGCGAAGCGGTTTGGCCCCGTTACGCAAGCGGATGAGCGCCGGTGCTGGCGCTGGTTCTGACGCAACCTGCGCGGTGCTAGTGAACTCGACACGGATGTCGCATGGCGTGCCGTACTCATTGCGCACGACACGATCTAGCACGAAGACCTGCTCTTGCTCGGACCAGCGCACGCGGTTGAACTCAACCCCTTGTGCCGCAAGGGCTTCAGCGGTTCGTTTGCGCCATGTGTCACGCAGGACACGGTTGCCGTGCTCCATGTTCCGCGTATAGTCCGGCACATAGACGCGCGCCGTCCTATTGTACGTCTGCCATTCTTTGGCGTGCCCTAACGTGCGGGGCATCATGGTGACTGTCACTGATTGTGCGGGTGTCGGTGTGAGTGTCATGTCGTCTCCTTCGTTGTCGCTTCTTGTTTGTGGACTGGCCCTAAACCGTGATGTCTAGGGCCGGTCCTGGTTGCTGCCGTCCGCTTGTTAGAAGGGGACTGACGGGGCGGATGGGGTTGTGACGGTCGAGGATGTCACAGTCCCAGTCACAGTGGGAGCGTGGGCTGATGTGCTGGTGTTGGCCGATTCGATCTTCTTCACTTCGTTGCGGGTTTCCCCCTGATAGGTGCGCACGCCGAGCGTGGCCACACACGTTTTGCCGACCAGCTGTTGGGCGGTGGCTTCCAGGGACGGGCCCATAGCGAAGAAGTCTTTGCCGAGCCCGAGCGCTTTCATGTGCCGGAAAAACCAGGCCATAGCGTTCGGGTTGTCTTTGGTGATCACAAAGTTGTTCCAAAACCGGCGGCCACTGTACGGGCCTGCGGCCACTTCGAACGTGGCGGCGATCATCGGTTTGCCGTTGCCCGTGGTTTTCACGGTGGCGTCCAAGATTTTCGCGGTGTACGCACCTTCGGGCAGAGCGTCGTATGCTCCGCCTTCTTCGGCGGCTTCCATGAGTTCAGACCAGTTGACGCTGTTCGGGTTCATGCTGTCACTCCTTCGTGGATGGTGTTGAGCAGGCTGGTGATGTTCGGGTTGTCTACTGCTTGGCCGAGCAGCCCGGTGCGGTCACCCGCTTCGAACAGCGGGTGTGGTTGAACCCACAGGCGGCGTACAGGGGTGCCGTCGTCTGTGGTGTGCATCGTGTAATAGCCGACGATGTCGATGTAGTAGGGGAGGGTGGTTGCGAGCTGTCCTTGCACGTACGGGACACGCTTGCCGTTCTGTTCGCGGGTCATGGTGATCAGCAGGACGGCGTTCAGCGGGTTGGTGGGGTGTGTGACGAGATCACGGAACGCTCGGACGAGCGCGCTCATCTGGCGGAGCAGGTCCCCCCACATTTGTTGGCTCATCGCGTTGGTTCCGGCCATAGCGTCCACACACCGCTGTTGGGCTTCGCTGAGACTGTCAATGGTCACACTGCGAAACGGGTGTTTCCCAGAGTTCAACCAGGCGTACACGGATTGGAGTGTCGAGTAGGATCGGACTGGGACGATGCACACTTCCCAGCTGCCAGGCTTGGGTGGTTCGCTGGTTCCGTCCCATTCAATTTTGGGTTGCCGCAGGAAGCGGGTGCCTCCTTCGGCGTCGAGGATGAGGGTGGGGGTGGGCATGGTGGCGGCCAGGTAGGTTTTGCCGACCTTGCTTTCACCGTGGACTAGGAAGCACACGCCGGGCGGGCGGCTGCTCGTGTCGTTCGTCATTCTCCGTCTCCTTCGTGCAGGTCGCTCTCCTTGTCGGCGTACCTGTCGAGCGGATCATACGCTCGGAAGTGGTCGAGCGCAAACTTTTCGGCGTTCGACCTGTCGTCGTCCATCATCGGGCACAGGTGCCGGTAGTCGCATGACCAGGCGCAGTCCGCCCGGGGAAATGGGGGGCACAAGTCGTGGTGGACGTCGCCGACCCGCACCGCCGGGTTCGGGGCCCCACCGTTTTCAACAGCGGCCAGCCGTGTTTCGATGGCACAGATCTCTTGGATGACAGCGTGCACGTGCCGGTAGAAGTTGCGCAGCTGGGTGTCGTTGAACTGGACTGTTTCTCGTGCATAGAACGGTGGGCGGGCCCTGGCGGTGCGTTTCACACGGCGCAGCATGTTGTAAATACCACCGTCACAGCGGACACGTTCCTCTGCTGGGATGCCACGAGCGACCTGCTCCAAAATTTGGATGAGCGTGTACGTTTGCATCTGCTCGTCCATGTGCAGCATGGCGGTCGCCTGGCTGAACGATCCAACATTCTTGTGGTCTAAGAACAGGCGGGCCCCGTCCAGTTCGCGGGCCACTTGCACGTCGAGACGGCCGAGCAGGTGAACGGGCCGCCCTTGATGTGTGATTTGGAGCGGGGCGGACACTTCTTTTTCGCTGTCCACGATTCGAAGGCCGATGTCAACACCTTCTTCGGCAACCCACTCCAAGTAGCCTTCGACCATCACCCGTGCGTATTCGATGTCCTTGTCAAGGTTTTCGACTGTTACCAGGTCACCGGTTTCTAAGAGTGCACGCCGGTCGTGCTGGTAGTCGTCTTCTAAGATTTCGAGCGGGTTGCGTGCACGGTCTGGTGTCGTGTAATAGGCGGCGAGCGCACGGTGGATTCGTGTGCCGAGACTGCGCACACCGGTAACCTGTTCGACGGTGGGGGCGAGTTTCAACCAGTAGGCGAGAAACCATTTGCGACGACAACGTTTGAACGCTTGAATCTCGCTGTTTGTGAAGTACCGGATCGACCCGTCACGCGCTGGCATTGTCAAGCACCTCGGCGAGCCGGGCGAGCCGGGCGAGCACCTGTTCGGTTTCGTCTGGTCGAAGGTAGAGCGTTGCCCGCCATTCGATGCGATGCCAGCTGCCGTTCGGGTTACCAAGTGACGGCATGTCCCCGGGGTGAACTCTCCCGTCGAGAACCCCGCCTGTTGCACGCCGACCGTCTGGCAGGAAGCGGCGTAGCGCATCGTTCAGGTTGGTGACCGCATGTTCTACCCGTGCGAGCAGTTCGGCGTGCCGTTTTTGTGCTTCGCTGACCCGCCGCTCGTATTCGGCGTCAGCGGCCGCCTTGTCTTCTGGGCGGCATTCCACTGATGCGAGCCGGACAGTGTGATCCTGCCCAGGGTTTTTGATGAGCAGTTCTGCTCGAGGGTCGACGGGTCGCACGGTTACCAGCCCCCGGCCGGGTTGTGTGACCACTTCGCATTCGACGGTCATGCGCCCACCACCGTGCCGTGCTGGGAGTGCGACCAGCCAACGTGACCCTGGTGTGAGCTGTTCGACTGTGACAACCGGCGGGTGCTCGGTGAACGGGTGAACAACACCAACAGTGTCCATGTGTCCTCCTTCGGTTCGTGCAGGGTACTGTACCCCAGCGGACGCGGGTGCGCTACCGTCGGCCGCACACCGGCCACGGAGACCAGTTCCGGCCACCCCGGCTCACATGGTAGGCGACCGTGGCGTTCGCTTCAGCGGTGAGCAGGTCGTCTTTCGTGTACCCGTGCCGTGCGGCGTGCAACGTCCAGTCTATTTGGAACAGTCCCACGAACCGGCCACGCAGCCGGGTCCACTGGCTTTCAACGGTCGGGTCCATCGTGCCACCGGTTTCGCAGCGTGCAACACGCACCGCTTTGTTGATCACCGCCGGTTCCGCGCCGAGATCGGCCCATACTCGGCGGATCGTCTGTTCTGGTGGCTCACAACCAGTCTGTGTGACCGCTCCGAGTACGACCAGGGTTACAGCCAACAGTTTGCGCATGGGTGCTCCTTTTCAGTTGCCGCCGATCAACGCTCGCAGCGTGTCCCGGTCCCGCACCACTTCTTCTAAGCGTTCGCCTTTCGTGCGCATCAGCTCTAACACCCGTTCGTCAACCGTGCCTTCGCTTACCACGTCGACGATCAGCACACTGTCATGCTGTTCGCTGCCGATCCGATGCACCCGGGCTTCTGCTTGCACGTTGTTCACAAGGTTGAAGTCGCGTTGCAAGAACACGCACACCCGGGCACGGGTGAGTGTGACCCCGACCCCGCCGGCGGCGAGCGTGCACAAGATGACCCGTGCTTGACCGTTTTGGAAGTCGTCGATCGCCTGGGTGCGCTCTCGTTCGGTTTGGTCGCCGACCAGGAACCGGTGTGTGACCCCCATGTCGGCGAGTGTCTGCCCGGCGAGCATGATCAGCTGCTTGGAGTGTGCGAACACGACCACCGGCTCGTCTGATCCCATCTCGTCGAGGATCTCGACTAGGGCGTCAACTTTGGAGGATGGTGCCGCCAGTCGCACCGCACCGTTCTCGTCGATCTCAGCGTACGAGCTGGCGAACTGGAGAAGCCGGGTGAGCTGGGCGATCGGGCTGGTCGCAACCACCGTGTCCCCGCTGTCAAGCTCGGCGAGCATCCCAGCGGCCATCTGCTTGTACGCTGCCGTCTGTTTCGAGGTCATTTGCGCGTAGCGGAGAACCGGTCCGCTGTCGTTGAGAATCCCACCGATTTTCGGGGGCAGATGTGGGAGTACGAGCGCTTTGGGCATGCGCCGCATTTTCGGGTCGACCACCGAGTAGAACTCTTCGGCGGTGTCAGGGCGGACACCGATCACGTCCAGACCGCCGAACGTGTTCCAAGACCACAAACAGTACCGGTCCACGAACCTTGTGCGGCTCGGCCATTCGCGCCGGTCGATAGCGTGCAACACGCTCCACAGGTCGTGCGGAGCGTTCGCCACCGGGGTGCCGGTGAGAGCGAACAGATAGTTGACGGACGGCATGTGTGCGATCGCCCACGCCGCCCGTGTCTGTTGTGCTTGCGGGTTTTTCAGCTTGTGAGCTTCGTCGAAGATCACCGCCCGCCAACCGATCATGTTCAGTTCTTTCGGTTGTTTCTCGGTTTCGGCGAGTTTGATGCTGCCGAACGGTGCGAGCCGGGAGTGGTAGCGGAGGATCTCCCAGTGTGTGACAAGCACGTCCGCTTCCCCGGCTTGAACAACCTCAAACGTTTTGCGTCGCTGGGCGGCGTTCCCGTTGAGCACGACCACACGAAGATCAGGCCACCATTTGCGGATTTCACGTTCCCATGTGCGTTTCATCGTGTTCGGGGCGACCACGAGCAGGGGGAGCACTTCAGCCCCCCACGTTTCGTGGGCGTAGCGGAGCGCGCTGATCGCTTGCACGGTTTTGCCGGTGCCCATCTCGTCGGCGAGCAAACCGCGTTCCACAACAGCGAGAAACGCCACCCCCGCACGTTGAAAGGGGAACAGCCGGGGGTCCCAGGCGCCGATACTAGGCTCGTCAACTTCTAGGCGTAAGGCGAGCGCCGGGTCGATTCGTGTCGTCTTGTGTTCCCACGCCCAGTCGCGAAGCCGGTCGCCGACCACCAGCCGGTCCCCGAAGATCGAGCGCAAAGCTTTGCATGTGGACCAGGCGAGCGGGGCCCGCCACACCCGGTCGACAGTGTCCCAGCGGGCCCCGGGCAGGGTTTTCACCAGGTCTTTGTCTCGGAACTCGCTGATGATCACAATGTCGTCAGCGTCACCACGTTCCGCACGAACGATGGCAGTAGTTATGGGGGCTGTCATTGTCGTTCTGTCTCCTTCGTCAAAAACCGTTGACCGGTCTGCCGGGCATCGTACCATGTGCGGTGATCGTCCCGGTTCGGATCAGGTAGAGGCCCAAGTGTCGGAGAGCGTCGTTGGCGTGATCTTGGCCGGGCTGATACCAGCCCCACTCTCGCAACCGTTCGTTCGTGACCGCTGTTTTCGCCGCGGATGCTTGCTGAAGAACGATCTGATGACCGTGTTTGGCGCACAAATATTTGAGCACCCCGATGTGTTCTAACGGCCATGTTTGCTGTGATCCTTTGATCGTCCGCGTTGAGATGACAAACGCTTCGCAGATGACGACAACATGCCGTCCCGCTGTCATCTGCTCGGCGAGCCTCCAAAACCCGGGCACGTCAAGCTGACACGCCCAAGGCGGGTCGTCTCGCAGATGGCTGTGCCATATCGCAACCCCTGATGTGAGCCCAGGGTCAACAGCAAGAACTGTCACACTGCCAGTGGTCACCGGTACTTGTCCCCCCACCGTTCGAACGGGCCGTCCACCCCGACAGTGATCGGCACCGTCCACCGATCCAGGTCGGTCATCGCCTCCGATATTGTTCGCCGGGCGTCCTCCGCCAGATCGACTGGTATGTCGAACACTACTTCGTCGTGGACTGGCAGGATCATGAACTCGCTTAGCCCGGCCATGTCCAACGACACCAGCTGTTCTTTGAGCACGTCAGCGGCGGTGCCTTGGATCAGATAGTTGATCATCTTGTATGAGGCATCCAGGTTGCGTACCACATGCCGTCGACCTGACGGGGCGACCACATACGCTTCACCAGTTTCCTCATACCGTTGCCGGGCGATCCTGTCCACTTTGTGTTGGAAGGCTCGCACACCGGGGAACTGCTGGTCGTACAAGTCGAGGAACTCGCGGGCCTGCTCCACACTAATCCCCGCGGTCTTCGCGAACTGTGCCACCCCTGCCATGTACACTTTCGCGAACCCGGCGTTCTTCGCGGTTTGTCGTCGCGGGTCTTTCTTGTCGATCGTCGGGTCCTGGTAGACGCGGCGTGCGGTCTCAGTGTGAAGGTCACCTGCGAGGATCGCTTCGATCAGGTTCTGGTCCTGTGAGAAGTGGGCGAGCAATCGCATTTCGATCTGATCCGAGTCGGCGCTGAACAGCACGTGCCCGTCGCGGGCGGTGAACGCGTCACGGACGATCGTCCCGCGTGGAAGGGTTTGCAGCGCCGGGCTGGTCACCGACATGCGCCCTGTGCGCGCCCCAAGCTGGTTGATCGTCGGGTGCAATAGCCCGTCAACGTTGAACCGCAAAAAGTTCTCGAAGTAGGTGCTTTTGATTTTCTCGGCTTTCCTAGTGGTGCGCACCGTTTCAACCAGCTCACCCGCCGGGCCGTCAACCATGCCAAGCTGGTCGAGCACGTCTTCATCTAACGCCCACGCCCCGCCAGGTGTCAGCTTGGTCAGGTTGACCCCGAACGTTTGCAGTCGTGCGACCACCTGCGGGTTCGATCCGATGTTCACACCATGCTCACGCTCAGCCCACGCACGAGCCTGCTCACAGTACCGTTCCAGTTCGTCGAACTTGTGTTGACAGTAATCAAGGTCAATGCGCGCCCCACGTCGTTCCATGCCCATGGTGATACGAGCAACCTGCATTTCCAGTTCGTACACGTGACGGTAACCGGCGGCGATCTGCGACCAGACATGTTCGAACAGTCGGGCGGTGAGCACCGTGTCCACACACGCATACCCCCAGTAGACAGGAAAGTTGATGGGCACAGTCGCCCACGTCCACCTGTTCTCACGCATCGCATTAGCGAGCATCATTTGCAGTTCGCTCGCATACGAGCCGACATACCGGTTGCACATGTTTTTCAACGCCCGTGAATCTGTCGGGTCAAGCAAATGGCCCATGATCATCGTGTCATGCACCCTGGACCAGTCGAACCGGTAGCCGTTCCGGCTGTGCTCTTCGATCATGGTGACATCAAACTTGCAGTTATGGAAGACGACCGGCCCGTCGTATGAGGTCACCGCTGCGAGTGCGACACCACCCCACTCATGCCACGGAAACGCCCATCCTGCGGTGGCATCACCGATCTGGATCAACCGTATGTCGTCACGCCACGCGTCCAACCCTTCGGTTTCAGTGTCAACCGCAAGACACGGGTGGCGCTGTCCCATCCACGTAAGAAAATCGGCGAGTTTGTCGGTGCTGTCAACAAAGGTGAGTTCAGCGTCTTTCATCTTCACGTCCTCCACACCTTGCCTGTCTTTATGTCACATGTTAGGCGATGTGCTGGTGCCGGTAGGCTTTCGCCAGGTTCTCGTCGTAGCGTGATGCTTGCAAGAGCAGTGCTCGTGAAGTGTGCGGAATGTACCGTTGACCGTTTTCCGAGTACAGGTAGAGACGTTCGATAATGCCTTCCGGTTCGTCGCTTACCTGCGCCCAGCACCGGTCGATCTCACCTGGCACGGTGGTGCGTCCGATTCCTTCGAGCACGTATGAACCGGCTTGGGTGCGGTAGAGGCGCAGTTCAATCCACCGGTTTTTGGTTTGCACCCGCGAGTCTTTCTCGGCGAGAAGCACACCGGTGAAGTCGAGGGTTTGTTCGTTGTCTCGCACCGTGTACTGGCGCATCTGTTTGGTGTCGTTCGTCCGTTCCATGGTCTTGGCTGTCCTTATTCGCTGGTGTCAGTCGTTGTGGTGTCCCCGAGCGGGGTGAGCCAGGTGAACACTACCAGAAGGGCGTTCAGCACGCCAACAGCCCCGGTAAGCGCTGCTGGGGCGTCAGCGCCGAGCGACTGGGTGAACAGCAGCACCGCGCAGATCCCGGTTACAACAAGCCTGATGGCACGGCCGGTAGGCGAGTTCTTGTCGATGACCACCTGTGGTTTCATAGGTCGGATTCTAGCCCACCCGGATAGTGGTGGTGGTGGGGTGTGGCGTGCGACTGGGGTTCCACGTACCCGAATCGTACGGACAGCGCAGTGATTTTGATGCGCAGATCGTTGATCAACTTGTCTTGTTCGATTTGTGCTTGCTGTATGCGATCAATAGAACTGGTGAGCTGACGCATGTTGTCGTACACTCTGTCAACGCTGCTGGACACACGTGAAAGTTCACGGACAACCCAAGCGAGAATCGACGCGATGCCACCAGCGATAGCAATAAGCGCAGAGTCCGGAAGTGTGAGCGCAGCAAACGTCAACATAAATATTCAAACCGGGTACGAGTAGCGTTCACCAGATGTCGCAATAATATCGTAACCACCCCTTGCGTTCGGTTCGATACGCGCGGCATTCCGCCCGACAAAGTAGGGTTGCCCGTTCGCCCCACCACAGTATGGGGCGGCACCGAAGGCGTACACCGCCCCGCTTGTGGCCACCAGCCAAACCCCGCCCTGCGGCGCCTGACATGAAGCGGCGATCGGCTCCAAAACCAGCGGCGGCGAATACATAGGCGCAACCTCCTGCGGACGAGCATCTGTTCCAGCGGCACCCAACCCGGCTTGCCAAATACCTTGACGGATAGCTTCAACATTGATGACGCCCGGATCCCAATGATCGTTACCGGGCACATGCTGATGGCCGCACACCCCGGAGAACCTGACCCACTCATCAGCAGTGAACCGCTGTGGTGCTGTAGGCGTAGCAATAACCCCCGCCTCAGGGCCGACGAACGTCGCCCACACGTCCGGCACCCCGTACGCTCGCATGATCGGATACAAAACTTCGCGGCCCAGCCATCGCAGATCGTCGGCGGGGATGCTGCGAACATCCGCTGATCTGCCGGTCAAACATATTTGAATGCACACCGACCCTTGCCGGTTTGTTTGCAAGCTCGTTGGACGACGCAGCGTGGACGCCGCCCGGTCGAACGGCACGTACTGGTCGACGGTTCGGGTTGGCAGGTCCACTCCCAGATGGTAGGCGAACCGTTTCACGAGCAGCCCGGCGTTGAGTGTGAGAAGCGCCCCAGGCCCGGTGCGCCCTTCGCTTGTGTGCAAGACGATCCGTGGGGGCCCGCCGACCATTGCACCACCATCACGGTGGCCGGCACGCCACATCGCGGTGACAAGCTTGTGGTCGTAGATCAGACCGCTGTCACTCATCCTGCTGCTCCCCCTGTCTCGTTCTCCGATGTTCGTACCACTGCCGGTTGTTGTGCCTGTGTTTCGTACGCTTCGCAGCGTGCCTTGAGGATCGCGTTCTCGACAGCGAGCCTGGTCAGTTCGACGCCAAGATGGCGGATCACAGCGTCAGCGTCAACTTCCATGCTGGGAAGAGTACCCGGACTGGTTACAGCCAGCCGACACTTGTGAGGATGCGTTCAACAGCGGCAAGCCGTGCGTCCACGTCTTTCACTCCGGCGAGGGCGAGCACACCCACCCGGTCATAGTTGATGAGTTTCACGTCTGGGTACTCGCCGTCCTTGTTCGGTTCGCTCATGTTCTTGATCGTGTGAATGAGGCACGGGTCGACCGGCTCGACGTCTTCGACGATGAGCCCTAGCTGTGGGCCGAGATTGCGAGGGTCCACGCCCTGCTTGTACGTGAACGTGACCGGTTGAAGCGCCCGGATCTTGTCCATCGGGCGGGCCACAGGCTCAACGTTCTCTTTCGCTTCGCGGGACGAGAACACAGCGGTACCACTAGCCCAGAGAACAGTGTTCTGGTTGTAAAGCACGACGTTCCCGTCGGCCTGCCACACCCACTGGAGCATGTTGAAATACCACGGTTGGCTTTCGCCGTAGAGCACGCGACCTTGCCGCCCTGTTGCAAGCGTCACCTGATTGTCGAATTGGAGATATTCCGAAACCTGATTGAGGCTTATGTCGCGAATGTAAAGCGGATTATTGCGCAAATCCCAGTAGTTCTGGCAGTGTCCATAATGGATGTATGTGTCGCCCGGGAACACCACATAGTTTGTGCCACCCGGATGATTGATCACGTTTTCCACGACAAACGGGCCGTTGATCGTGACTTGCGAGTTGAACGTCGACGTTGCCCCAACAGTAAGCGAGTTGTTGATGGTCGTCGACCCGTTCGTCGTCAAGTTTCCGTTGCTCGCCACCTGAAAGTTGCCGGACCCAATGTTGATCGTGCCACCGGTAATCGTCGACCCCGCTACCGTGCCGCGCACGATCACACTGTTGAACTCGGCGTTCCCCGCGGCCGTGATCTGCCAGCCTGACGAACCGGGCACAAACCCTGCCGAGCGAATATCTCCACCTGTGAGCGTGACCGTCCCAGCGTTCAAACTTCCCGTTGTCAGCTTGCTAACGCTTAGATCGTTGATTTTCGCGTTTGTGATTGTCGCGTTTCCGATCACCGCGTTGACGGCTCGCAGGTCAAGCGTGGCGATCATGTCCGCAGCGATCCACCGTTTCTCCGACGGCGCCGCCGCCCCAGAACCGTTCGTGGTGACAGTCACGTCCGCCGACCACGGGCCAACATTCCCTGCGGCGTCTACCGCACGGACACGCACCCGATAGGTCGTGTTCGCAGTGAGACCGTCAAACCCGCAGATGCCACCTGGCACCCGTTTCGTTGCGATCGGCGACGACCATGACGTGTCCGCGTTCGTTGTGATCTGCGCATCGAACGTGCCCTGCCAGCTGGCAACGTCCGGGGGCATTGTCGTGTCAGGATCCCACCACACGACAACAGACGTTTGCCCGCCTGACACAGTGACCCCGACCGGCGCCGTTGTCGGCGCAACATTGTCAGGAGCCACAGCGACAACGAGACCCGGCGACCATTGTGTCGGCACACCAAGCTTGCTCACCCCGCGGATACGCACTTCGGATTCAACACCTGGCGGGATCGACCAGATGCGAATGCGCGGACCCGCAGACGTAAGAACGACCGGCGCGTTGACCCGTTCGTTACGCACCCCGCCATACTCTGAGCTGGACGGTGAAAGCCCTGTGCCAGTGAGAATCGCCGCATGGTCAACGTAGAAAGTGTCACCAATACTGCCGCTGGTCGTCGTTTCTAGCATCAGCCGCGCTTTCGCCGCACCCGCAGGGGTGGGTGTCTGCGCGGTTACGCTGACCCGCTGCCAAGTTGATGTCAACGGCCCGACTGCTGTGCCAGCCGATGAAGTGCCGAGCTGCTGGTTGGAAGCGTTGAGCCACATGATCCGAACAGCAACTGACCTTGCCGTGCCCGTGGCATGCCGCACCCACACGGACCCGGTAAACGTTGTGTTGGCTGGGGCGCTTGGCAGTGTGGCGATGGCGCTCATAACAGTTGACCCTTGCGCCACCCTTGTCACCGTAACTTTCAAACACCCGTACCCCACGTACGCAACAGTGTTTTCTTGTGCGACCGTTGAATCCGACAACACAGACCACCCGTGCGCCGGTGTCATCTCCGCGCTTGTGTACGGCAACACGTTCTGGTAAATCCCCGGGGTGACTTCAACATCCCAATCGGCTATTTGCTGCGCCGCCGTCCCACTCCCATAAAGGCTTGAAGGAATTGTCACATCCACCCATGACTGGGTGCCATCATTCCCTGTCGCCGTCACCGGTTGCGGGGGTGTAAACGTTTGCACATTTGTCAGCGTGTCAAGCGCCCCGCCAGGTGAAGGTGCCACAATCCCATTGCCGAATTGCACCGCACCATTCGGACCCACGCTGAACGACATTTGAAGCGCACCAACACCCTGCCGGTACAACTCCTCGAGCCGGGCGATCCGATCCTGCAACGTTGGTTGCACCTGATTCGTCGTGCCCATCACCGTCTCCTGTCAGTTGAGCGTGAGCGTGACCACACCCGACGTCGGATCCACCTGCTTTTCCACCACCCGCTTATAAGCAGCGTTCAAGTTGATGTTGCCCCGCTGAATAGTCACAGGGATCACGTCACCTGGCCACACGTTCAACTCGTGACCGGTGCCAGGAACAAGCCGAACGGTGATGATCTGCGGGGTGCTGCTCACAACATCCCAACGGCGACGGGCAAGCGCATCAACCGCATCCCTGGACATCCCAGAATCAACGGTCAACACCTCTTCCAACACCAGCCCGCCGAGCGTTGACGTGTCAACATACACACCTTCAGTCGGAAGAATCCCGTTACCGGGACTCGGGTCGCTGATCACGGTGATCGCGTTCGCGGTTTGCTCACCGTCTCCGCTCACCGTGTAATCAGCGATGTGCGTGCCAAGCTCGATCGCATAAGCGGGAAGCACACTGCCCCGGCCACGTCCGTCGGCGTGCACGTTCTGACGGGTCCCGTTCAAGTAGCGGGACGTTTCCCCGTACGTGAACCACATGTCCACACCGTCCCGCATGTTCGTGAAACTTTGCAGCACGCCGAGAACTTGTAACCGGTCCCCGTACGCGAACGACGCTGTGCGTGTAATCCCGGTGAGCGGGAACGTGACCCCGGTGGCCGTGATGTTCAACGACGACTTGCCGAGCGTCGTGTCTTGGGCGAGGGTGAGGATGTCAAGGATGACCTCGCGAAGGTCGGTGCCAAGATTCGACGAATACACCGGGTCTCGTCGAAGCTCAACGTTGTCCCACACGATCGACCCGCGCGGGGCGTACAAGCGCACGTCAATATCCCATGTCCCGTTTTTGGGGACGATAAACGAGCGGGACGGGCGGGCGTTGTACTGATTGCCTGACGAGTACGACTGCCCGGGTTGATGCCCGTACATTGGGCCGACAAAGTAGACGGCTTCCGCTGTCGGTGGTGTTGTAACGCTGGCCCCTTGCGGCCGGACGAACGCGCACAGCCCGCGACCCTGTGACGCTTCAGTGAACGGGCCAAGCGGACCGGTCACGCTATCTGTGCAGATGTGAAGGTCGCCGCTGAGCACATAGCGTTCATCGGTCGCCCCTGTTGTAACTGTCACCGTTTGGCCGAGCCACATGTCTTGGCCTTCGGTGTTGTTCTCGATCCGGACGCCGTAACTGCCACCAAACTTGTGTGTGCTCACAGGCCGAGACCACGGGCCACCCTGGGTTTGCAACCCGTTTTGCAACGTGAACAAATACGGTGTCCATCCAAACGGGTTCGTGCTCCCAACCCCGTTTGTGAACGTCTGCCCCGTTGTGTTCTCGAAATAACCGTTGACAAGCAGCTGAGGGGACCGGCCCGCGTACGACAAGAACCGTTTACGAAAATAAGCGAAAATGCCTTGGCATTGCACGCGCATCAACCGGTAGTCGTTCTGGACGCGAACGACAGGACCCCAAAAATAGATCGACGAACCGACACGGGCCCGAACTTCGGTCGTCCACTCGTGGACAAGCGCCGAGTTTGAATCAGTCTGCGGCATGTCAAAGCTGAGGCTTTCAACCTCATTCAACCCCCAAGTGATGTTCGTGCACCGCGCATTAGGAGTGAGCGTTGCAAGCACGGTGCCCGACCTGTTCACAAGTTCAAGGGTCCACGCTGCGCCAGGCATGTCAAGTGATCGTCGGCGTGCCAGCCGTCACCGCAAACTGGTAGCGGAACGCGACACCCGAGGTCAGCTCCATACGGAGACGGTCCGACGTGTAACACGATGAGAGGGTCTGGTTGCCGGTCGGGGCGTACAAGACAAGGCTGATGGCGGTGGTCACCGCGTTTTGGAAGACGGTGCGCATCGTATTCCACGCAGTCCAAATCCCGTTCGGTGACGTGCCAATCACAATCCCGGAAACGGTCACGGTGCGCGATGACATGTTCGATTCGCCGAGCACCTGTCCGTGGGCACCAAGCCGATCGACCCACGTTTGCCGCAGGGCTGGCATGTCCCACCCTTCAAGGGTTTGGTAGTACCAGCGGTTCCCGTTGCCGTCCGCGGTTCCCGTGTTGAACGAAAGCGAGCCAACATCAAGCCGGATGAGCGCCATGCGTCACCTCCCCAACACCCATGCAATCTCAGCGGACACGCTCATCGGATCAACTTTCTCGTTGAACGTCATGTTGAACACGTTCACGCCACTGTTGGCATGTAACGCTCCGGCGAGCCGGTTGGTTGGGATGATCGTGCCGGGAGTGTTGGTGCGGAACAGTTCAGGGCCTCGCTCGCCGACGATGTAATCGCGGCCGGGAACGACGGGGCCGCCCATCGCTCGTGCGACGACCGTGCCGGTCGGGTTCGGCCGGGTCGAGTTAGCCCGCGAAACGGCACGGCTAAGGGGCGCAAGCCATCCGCCTCCACTGCTAGTGGACCCGCCGCCGCCGAGCCCGACGTATGGCATGTCCGGGAAGTCAAACCCTTTGCCGCCGAGCACGGGCACCCAGTCGGGGGCTTTGAAGCTGATCGCCCCGATCGTGCTATTCCACAGCGCGGCGATCGCGTTGTAGATCCCTTCCCAAACGCCGATAATGACATCGCCTAACGCTTTGAACGCGTTCGCGAGAAGCCTCCCACCCTCGCCGTTCACCCAGTTTGTGATGGCGTTCATGAAGTCGAGCATCTTGCCCGGGGCGGCGATCGCAGCGTCACCGATCCAGTTGAGAACCGAGTTCACAAGCTTCGCGGACGTTTTCGCGATCGTCGGAATGGCGGTGGTGACGAGCCAACCGTCGACCTCGCCGAGCCACTTGCCGAGTCTTGGTAGCACGTCCCTTGCAGCGTTACCGATCCAGTCGAGCAGACCGCTAGCAAGCTGCGCGGCTTTCTTCGCTAGCGTCGGGAGCCCGGTGCCGGCAATCCATTCTCCCAACGATGCGAGCCATTCGCCCAACTGCCGCAACGCTGCGGGCACCGCGTCCTTCACCCACTCCCACAACGCTTTCGCGAGATCCGCGGCTTTACGGCCGAGCCACGGGAGCCCGATGCCGACGATCCATTCGCCGAGCGCCTGCGCCCATTCGCCGAGCTTGCGGAGCGTCGGGGGGGTTACGTCCTTGATCCACTCCCACAACGCTTTCGCGAGCACGGGGGCATTCCGTTTGATCGCAGGCCACACAACGTCGGTGATCGCAGCACCGACCTGATCGGCCAAGTCGCCGAGCGCCGCTTTGATGTCCGGCCATGCTTCGCCGAGCGATTCGCCGAGCTGCTTGAACGCTGCACCAAACCCGCCCTCGTTGAACGCTTTGGCGACGTCCCGGCCGACGCTTTGCAGCTTGCCGAACACGCGGGTGAGCGGTTCGAGCGCGTCGCGCACCGTTTGACTGCGCTTGTAAAGGGTGACAAACCCGGCGCCCACAGCCGCAAGGGTGGCGACGAGCAGACCGGCGGGAGCAAGAAACGAGAGCATGTGAACAGTGGCACGGGCGAGCGGGGGGATCAAATACACCGTGATCGCAGCGCCAATCGTGATGATCGCCCCTTTGATCTCATCTTTGTGGTCGACAAGGAAATCGAACACCTTGCGGACGGTGAGCCCCAACCGTTCCATGAACCCGATAAACCCGGACGAAATCACCGTCTTTTTGCCGCCGACAAGCGCGTCGACGAACCCGCGCACCCCTTTGGCGACACCTTGGAAAATGGGAGCGAGCCGGTCCACGAGCATCTCCCCGGCTCGTTGAAGCACGGGAAGCATCTTGGCGAACGCTTCGGCGAGCGTGAGCACCACGGGGAGCAGACCTTGGCCGATCGCCGCCTTCACGTCCTCCAACCGGGCGGTGAGGATCCGCTGAGTGTTCGCGAGCTGATTGCTTGTCCGAGCGAAGTCCCCTTGAGCGTCTTTCGTCTGGTCGAAGATCAATGCTTGCGCCGCAAGCACTTTGGCTTGCGGGGTCAACGCCGTCTTTGTTGTCTTGATGAGACCGAGCTGAAACGCTTTCTGCTTCAACGTAGCGTCGTCGAGCAGCACCCCGTACCGGCGCATCGGGAGCGCCTCGCCACGCAACGCGGCGCCGATCGCCACGATCGCATCCTCAGGGCTGGTGTTGTAGAACGACGCAAGGTCAGAGGCAAGCCCGGTGAGCTTCGTTGAGAACTCGACGAGATCTTTGCCGGTCAACCCTGCGGCTTTGCCGAACACGGCGAACGTGCTCGCCGCGTCCAACGCCTGTTTGCGGCTCTGACCGAACGCACCCGCCGACGCCTTCGACCACTCGAGGATCTCAGCAGCCGACTCCTTGAACACTTCACCGGTCTTGCTGATCGTCTCGTTCAAGTCTGACGCCGAGCTGATCGCGCCTTTGATCCACTCGAACCCTTTGGCGGCAGCGAACCCGGCGACAAGCGCCCCACCGATCTTTTTGAACGTCGACGACAGACGGTTGGACATAGCATCCAACGGTCCGGCGATACCTTTGTCGAGTTCACGAGGAAAGTCGCGAGTGTCAGGGGTGACACGAACAAACGCGCTTGCAATCGCCTCGTTCAAGCTCACGGTCGCATCACCTCCCCGACGCTGCTAATCAAATCCCACTCTGCTTTCCGCTGCTCCTGCGCCCACTGTGCCGCATCATCAACCGAACACGAAAGCCACGCGTCAACCTCGGCACGATCTTCAACAGTTGCGTGCTGTGTGATCGCCGCATATGTGAAGTTGAGCGCTGACCGCACATGCATATGGTAAGTGAGCCCGGCCGGTGAGCCTGCGAGCAGTAGCAGCCCGTCAAGCTCACCCCACCGTTCACCTAGGATGCGGGCAAGGATGCAGGAGCCGACGTAGGGCGGGCGGTGGCTGTTTCGACGAGTTTCGGCAGTTCGATTTCCATGAACTCGCCGATGTCCACAATCCGTTCGATCGCCGTGTACAGCTGATCGTGGTCGTCGGGTTCCACCCACGATTCGAACAGGCGGACGATCGCCGCGATCTGCTCCATCGGGTCTTTCGATTGGAGGCGTCGCACGAACACGAGCAGCGCACCCGCAGGCGGCTGGGCGACAAGCCGCACAGTTGCACCAGCAACTGTGATCGTGCGCGTCCCACCAGTGGCCTCCGCGGCCACAGCATCAAACATGTCGTCCATGATCGGCTAGCCGATCAGATCAGACCGGTGGACGACGGGAACACTTTGAACGGCGCAGCGTTCGACGGCTTTTCGACGTTGAAAGTGACCGGCAGCAGCGCCTTGTTCGGCGCTTTCTTCCGTGAGATTTCAACGGTTCCGGACACTTTGCAACGGCGGAACAGCCAGCGGGTGTTCGACGCGCCCGCGGTTTCTTCCGAATCCCAAACGAGCATGATGCCGGTCTCACTGCCAGGGTTCGGCGGTTCAAGCGTCGCAGCACTATCCGCCTCGTTTGCGCCCATACCAAGCGCGAGCGCCAAACGCTTGCGGGTCGCTTCGGCCATTGCCACCGAAAGAGTGACACGACGTGACGTGGTGATCCACGACACCGGGTCGAACTCTTCGGCAACCTCGATCGGTTCCTGGTTGATTTCGATCGACACTGTGGTGCCCTCTTCGGTGTATCCGAGTGGCACCCACGCGGACGGCAAAGCGGTCGAAGCGTTTGTCGGCTCTGTGGTGTTCAGCGGGGCGTACCAGAGCCGCCCAGCGCCGACGGTCACGTTTGCTGAGGTTCCACCTGCGGCCATTTCCGCTTCCTTTCTGCCGCAACGTTTATGCGGCGATCGCTGTCACTTGACCGGTGACAATGTACCGTGGCCTGTCATCGGCCGGGTCGGGACGCCATAGCACGGTGTCCACAGTGGCTCCGAAAGCGATGACACCAGGCGCGAGTGCCGTCCGCCCTCGGATTTTGCGCAGCGCCTTTCGCACAGCGTTCGCAACATCAAGAGCTTCTTGCTTCGAGCTATTGCCCCAACACGACACACTATACACCGCAACATCCACGTCGGCTTCGCTTCGATCTTCGCCACCACCGATCCGGCTGACGGTGATCAGCGGGAAGATCGGATCTTTGCGTGGCACACCGAAAAACACACGCGAGTTGACAAGCGCTGTCACATCCGGGTCGGCCCGCAAATACGCTCGCAACCCTTTTTCGATGTCCGGCCAGTCACCTTCTGCCATCACCCACCACCGGTTGCTGTTGTGCCAGTCACAGCGTAAAACGCTGGACGCAAATAGGGTTGGGCTTCCATGCGTGACGTGCCAAACTCGACGTACGGGGCGTACTCGACGTTCGTGCCAACAATCCCGGAAATCGACCGTCCGTCCACGATGATTGCTGTGCTGATGCTGCTACGCAAACGTCCGGTGTCCACCGGGCACAACTGTTTCGCGCGGCGTTCGATCCGCAAGCAAATCCGTTCGATGTGCGCTGCGACCGGCCCGTCCTGTCCGGCGAACAGTTTGTGGAGCGCACGATCGTTGTGTTGAAGTCGAATGTTACCCGCCATCTGCTGCGCCTGCCGTGTGTTCGATCCCGGCTTTTAGGTGGCCGAACCCAAGTTCATATCGGACTGCCACCCATTTGACCTGCCATGTGACATTGGTGGTTTCGTCGATGATCCGGTCTTCGTATCGCAAGTCAACATCGGTGTCCGTGTACAAAGTAGCGGACACGGTTTGCTGGTGGCCGCCGACAAGCTGTGAGAACCCGGACGGGCTGGTGATTGTCGCAGGCTGCCGGGTGGTAACAGTCGACCAGGTTGTGTCGTGGTTGTCGTACGGGTCCACCCCGCTTTCCAACCGTTGAACAGTGATTGTGGTGGTGGTGAGCGGCAGCATCAGAACCGCACTCTTTTCCGTTTGTAAGGTTTGATCATCAGCGACACGCCCGGTGCGAGCGTGTCGATTCCGCCTTGCAAACTGGGGTAGGTGACGCTCACGTCTCCGACACGCAAAGACTGTGCGCCAATCACGCTCGCAGTTGTAATCCGTGACAAGCCAAACGCAACACGAGCGATCGCACGTTTCAACGTTTGTGGAAGTGTTGTGTTGGTGTACCCGCCCGTGTAGGTCACCTGCGTGTACAACGGGCGTTCCCGCAGCCTGTACGGGTTGCCATCACCGAGCAGCCCGCTCCCGCCGGCAAGAATGGATTCGCTTAGCAAGCTCACCCCACGCAAACGAACGTTGCCATGGTCGATCGTGTACACGGAACCTGGTGGGACAGCGGTGATCGGGGTGACGGTCGGGTAGGCGTATGTGCCCCCGTCAATTGTCCACACTTCAACAATTTCGGTAATTGTTTGGCTGGCAAGTTTGCGTTGCAGGAACTCTTCGACCAGTTCAACGGCTTCGGTGAGATATGTTTGAACGGCTTCGTTTTCTGTGTCGTTGTCTCTGGTGATGTCCCTGTACTCTTGCAAGCTGACAAGAGTTTGTCCGCCGCCTGGTTGTGACGACCAGTCTGCGACAAGGATAATGTCGGTTGCAGTGTCCGGGCTGGTACCCGTGAAGCGGACACCCCAGGTGCCCCGGTCGGTGAGTGTGAGCGAAATAAACCATTTTCCGGTTGTGAGACGAACCGGGATGGGTGCGGGTGTGAGTGTGGTGCCGTCTGGTTTGGTGACAACAACGGATACGGTTGCCGGGTCGACTAGCTGCTCGTTTTCGTAGAAGCTGCCGGTGACCGCGACTGTCTGGCCTGTCTCGTAGTACAGCGTGCCAGTGCTCATGGCCCCACCTTCACTTCGACAATCATCTGTGGTGACGCTTGCGCAACAGCATTACTCTGCTTTGACGCTTGCGCAATGGCACGTGCCACTTTTACAACAGTGCCCAGCAGGTCCAGCCCGCCGGATGCCACCGTGACTGCTGCGAATCCGTCTGCGATGAACTGTGCCGCATCATTGCCAGCGCTGAGAACACCGACGAAACAGCCACCAGCGTCGAGCGCATGAACGAGATCAGCACCAGAGCTAACAATGCCAAGCACCCCGCTGCTGGTCTCAACAGCAACCCATGTCGTACTGCCACCAGCAAAACCGCTTACCGCACCCGCGCCAGTGTCCGCATAGTCGATGGCGTCTGCACCTTCACTAAGAATCCCGATGACACCAGCGTTTGTTTCACTTTGAACGATCGCATCCAGCCCGCCGCTCGCAACCCCAACAGTTGCAACACCCGCGTCCTCATACAGCTGCGAACCAGTGACGATCGTGTCTTCACCAGCGGCGATAACACTCGCGGCACTCGCGCCATATTCAACGTGAAGCAGACCTGCCGCACCACCGCTTGCCACGTCAACGACGCCAACGCCAGCGTCTACACATGTCACGGCATCCGCGCTGGAAGACACGACACCGACTGTCGTGCTGGCGTTTTCTTCGTACAAAACCACGCCAACACCAGCAGCAGCAACGTCTGCGATACCACCGCCAGTTTCAAGCGAGACGATGGTGTCGACGCTTGCGCTTATAGTGCCAACCGCGCCAACACCAGCGTCGACGAGTGTGACAGTGTCAACTGCCACGGAACTCACGTCCGCAATCGCGCCGCCAGTCTCGGAGTAGATCGTGCCGCTATCGGTGAAAAGAAGCAGCAGGCTCATTGCGCACGCAATCCTGCGTAAGGGTCACGATCAAACCGTGCGATCTCGTAATCTGTGAGCGCACGATTCCAAAACGCCATACCCGCGCAATGCGCATAAGAGTTAGGCTGCGGATTGCCACCCCACCAGTTCAGCGAACCGTTTGCCGTGTAGAAAAACGACGATGACGTCCAGCTAACAGTCCCAAGCAATCCAGCGTTCGCGGACGTTGTGGCATACCATTGCGGCTGTCCGTTGCGATACGCATCGATCCTGTCAACAGTGCGCACATAGCCAACACTGATCGGCGCGGTATAAAGCGTCGAAAAGGTGCCGCCAGGGTGAAGCGTTGACACCGAGTTATTGACGAGACACAGCTCTGACCCGTTATTCGTTGACACGCCCCACTGATCGGTTTGCCCCCATCCTTGCCGGTCATAAACGACCGCGTGCAAACCAGGATCAGGCGTCGAATAGTAGATGCCAAACCGCGAATCCCAGTCGTTTGCGCCGGCTTGCAAGTGGTAGCCCCACCATATGATCGTGAACGTAGGGGTCGGTCTGTGATTAGCGTGCGCAGGGGCACGTGTACCCGCGCCTGGGTCGTCGCCTTTGATACCGCGACCGTATTCGGGGATAACCGTGAAACTGGTGGTCGCTGATTCGCTGGTGATGTCACTCTTTCCTGGCACCGCAAGGTTTGGCCATGCGGCACGCTTGTCACCAGTGTGGAACGACCAGTATCCGATGAGACCTTGTGCGAGCGAGCCCATCGCCGCACGATTCAAACGACGTGCAAAATGCGGGGGTGGTTGCATGAGTTCACCGGCTACCAGACCGCCGAATATTTGACGTAGTTCGCGAATGACGCCAAAGCACCGGACGTGTTGTTGACTACCACCACCGCCCACCACGGTGGCACAAATCCGAACGCTTGCCGCAACGAAAACAGTCCACGGTAGATTGTACTAGCTGCATAGCAGCGCACAGTGCCAATCAGCGCCATGTTCAACGAACCTGGAGCTTCCAACGTGTAGCTTTGGTTCGTGCCATTCCATCCGGAACGGTCACCTGACCAATCGGTTCCATCAATCGAACCTACCCCGTAGACCTCAACAACCCCAGAGCTGCCGGTCGAATTGAACGCTGCCATCAGCATCACATCGTAAGGAATATTTGATGACATGTTGACGGCCGTCGAAGCTCTGCCAACCGTCGCTGACGCCGCCAAGCTATTGAGCGTTATTGTCAACTCGGCAATATTCGCGCGCGGGTGCCGCACCTGGACGTAAAGACCTTGCCCGTCACCGGGAATGTTTGTGGATGAGTCTTCGGTGCCATCTACAAGTTTGACCCGCTGATAGTGGACACCCGAGACGTCATCGGTCGCAACTGGCAGGCTGCCGCTGGTTGATGCGCGAGGATCGTTATTTGCCATCTTGTCGCTTCCTCATGGCTTGAAGTCGTTGTGGCACAACGGCTTTGCTCGCGTATGAGTGACCCCACCCGCGAGCATCGCACGCATCATCCGGTCAGCGCGAACCGCGGGGTGATTCGCAGAGAGTCCCCGTTGAGCAGGGTGCGTGCCACCCCGGAGTCGAAGTTCGCATAGAACAGTGCGATACCAGTGCCAGCGGTCGCGGTAGTGCAAACGAAGAAGCCGTTGACCGCGGTCCACGTTCCGCCAGCGGTGAACGTCACATACGTAGAGGCTGTGGTCTGCCTGCCGCCACCACCTGCTGTCGGCGCACCCCACGTTGCCGCGGTGATCGACTGGCGGGCATAGCCGGTGCCGGTCAGCTCGGTAACACCAGTCCCAGTGGCGAGCACCGCGGTGCTAGCTGGGACCGTTGTCGGGGACTGGCTGGTGAACAGTCCAACATAGAGCGTGGTCGGCTGTGTTTGTGCTCGCAAAAGCACACCGATCATGTAGTCGAGACCCTCGTCGGGTGCGATCTCTGCCATACATCAATCCTTTCAAAGCTCACGCGAGCGATGGCAGACCGGCAAAGAGCCGGTCCGCCATCACTCTTTCAAAGGTCAGGGAAGCGTGACTTCAACGAAAAAGTCAGGACGATGAATGGCAAGAGCGAGCCGGCTTTCGGCGAGGATCACCAGCTGGTTCTTGACGAACCGATCCTCGTGCGAGTCAGTCACCCGGATCGACACCGTGCTCCGGTCAAACACCTGGGCGCCCATCCGCCAGTTGCCGACCACCGCCTTACCGGCGGGCACAGTCCGCGACCTGACAACCGGCAGACCCCACACGGTCGAAGGCACACCATCCCACGGCGCACCAGTGTTCGCACCGCCACCATCAAACTGGCTGGCGAACCGGGTGGTGAGCATCTCCCAAAAGTTGAGCGGGTTCATGGCAACCCCGTCCGGCTCACCGTCAACCAGCTCGATCTTCGAGATGGCCATGCCGATCGTCTGCGCCTTGTCAGACAGAGCAGCCTGAGTTTGCAGACCGGTGGCCGAGCGGATGCCCTTCAACCGGGCACCGGTACCAGGCCCGTTGAGCATTTCTTCCTCTTCGCGCAGGTACACCATGTAGGTGAGCCGCCCGTCAATGTACGAGCGCATGGTCGGCATGTCTTCCATGGCCTGCATGGTGATCGGAATCCACGCGGCAACCGTGCGAACCGGTGCGTCGTCCGGTTCGAACTGCATGGTCACCTCAGGCTTCGCGGAAGCCTCAGCAACAGCGGAAGCGCCCAGCTCGTTCGCCCGCGGGTTCAGCTCACGCACATACGGGACACTGGACAGCGTGGTGCTACCGGGTGCGATCAGATCGCGAACGAACAGCCGCCGCCGGGACACTGCGCCGGGGGCGAGGAACGGCTGGCCGTGCGGGAGCAGGGCCCCGCCGTCACCGGAAACAACGGTGCTCACCAGGTTGCGTCGCTCAACTTCGATCGCAGGCGACGAACCACGTGCCCCACGCTTGCACCACTCCTGGAAATCGGGGTGTTCGATGAGCAGAGTGCCAGGGGACCGGTGCTCGTAGGAAACCTGCTGGGTTCCGGCCTGCGGGCCGGGAGCGTTGTCGAGCATCTGTGCGACACGCAGTTCAGCGTCGAGCGCGGTGATTTCCGCGGCCGTGTTCTTGATGTCAGCAGCCCAGTTCGCGGACCGCTCTTCAGCAGGCTTTTCGCGGAGTTCACGGGATCGTTCGCCGAGTTCGAGGAGCCGCTCGCGCAGCTCCACCACGTTGCCGGTAGGCATTTGCTTCTCCTCTAAAAAGGTTGGCTTGTGTGTGTGTGTGGAGCCTGCGGGTGGTCACCAGCGTCCGTTCACCCCGATCAGACTTTCAAAACAACTATAGCATTAGAATGCACCTGTCGTAGTGGACCAGGTGTTTGCGTGACTGTCCATAGCCTGCAGGGGGCTGCGAGCTGTCTGATCCTGAGGGCTGTCTCAACTTCGGGGGGTGTGCTGCCGATAGTTGGTGTGACGTTCACGTCATCCAACCAGCCGTCGAACGTCTACACCCCGTCAACCCTCGGACAGAAAGGACACCCCTCGTGCTTGTCACCATCGGCATCTTCGCCTGGGCTGTTTCAGCTTTGTGTGTGATCGTCTTCCTGTGGGCCGCAGGCCGATAGCCGGCAACCTGTTGACATGCCGCCCGCTGTGACGCACAATGAGCGCAGGACAACAGGAGACGGAGATTGACATGATGAAACGTCACACTGCTATCGCCACCGCCGCTGCTATCGCAGCTTTCACGCTCACCGCGTGCGGGCCCACGTTCCGCACCGACGAAGCGTACGACATCACCCCGCCAGGGTATGAACAGCAGATCCGCGCGGATTTCAACACTGCCATCCGCTATCCGTATGACATGCGTGTCACCTGCCGCACCCCGGACGGGCTGTTCACGTTCACCACCACCTACGCGAACGTGCGCCACATTCCCGGTCTGAAATGTGGGGCGACCCCAGAATCGGTGTGAACAACGTCTACCGTGAAGGAGCAACGATGAGCAACCTTACACCCACCGAACCGGTTCGACCCGTTGAACCATCCCCGCTTCCCCCGCCTGTACAGCTCCCCCCACCGTCCTCCGCCGTTGAGACGACACTGCTCCAGGAACCTGTCCCGGTTGCCGGGCCTGCACTGGCAGAAAACGCGAAACAGCATGCTGTCGTGGTCGCCGCCGCCACTATCACCGCCGCCCGTCGCGCCGCCCGGATCGTTTGGCGGGCCACCGTCGCCGTCGCCCGTGCCATCTGGTGGGTTATTGTTGCCGCCGCTCGCATCGTCCGCTGGTCGGTGCGACGAACCATTCGAGCGATGGTGTCCGTGTTCAATCTGCTCGCGTTCGGTCCGCTCGGAATCATCATGAACATGATGCGCCGCAACCGTCGGGAACAACGTGGACGGTGGAAGAACCAGGAGCGGTGGGAGCGTGAAATGTTGGAACGGCAACACTAAAACCCACGAGACCACACCCTATTCCGTGTGATTCTGTACGATTACGCTCGCCATGAGCGAGCACGTCGAACAGGTCGTCTACGGGCCAGAAGACTGGCGTGAACTCACCGGCGCCCCACTCCCCGACTTTCCGCTGAACGGCACCAGCATCCAATGCGCCGCAATCAAAGACAACGGGGAACAATGCCGGGCACGCGCACTTCTCGGAACCCCGTTCTGCCGGGCGCACGGGGGGAGCACCATCACCGTCCAAGAACAGACACGGCGACGGCTGGACATGGTGCGCAGCGCCCTGTTCGACACGCTCGTCGAAGCAGCCGGCGAAGCTGTCGACACCTATGTTGAAATCATGCGCAACGGCCGTCGAGACACCGACAGGCTCGCCGCCGCTGACCGTGTGCTACGCATGATGGGCTTCCATGACACGATCGTGGTCAAACACGAAAACGACCGTGACCAGCCAAGCGACATTGACACCCAGCTCATCGAACTGTTTGCCACCGCAACCCGCGAACGACTAGCCCGCGTCATCGACGTGCCCGCAATCGAAATCGGCGTCGAACCGGCGGCCACAACCAATGAGCAGCAGCATCCTGTTTGAACCCTCCGACACGCTGCAGCGCACGCTCAACCGGATGGGCCCAGCCGCGAAAATGCGGGCCCGCTGGCTGCTCCAAGCCCGTGAAGCACAGCTTACCCCTGAAGGTGACTGGCTGATCTGGCTGCTCAAAAGCGGGCGTGGCGCAGGCAAAACACGTGCAGGCGCGGAAGACTCAGCGCACTTTGCTCGCACACACCCCGGATCGCGCATCGCCATCGTCGCCCCCACGTTCAGCGTCGCCCGAGACGTTTGCGTCGAAGGCGAATCCGGGCTGCTCCAAGTCCTACACCCTGATGAGATTGCCGCGTGGAACCGATCGCAAGGCGCACTCTGGTTGCGCAACGGAAGCCGCTGGCAACTGTTCTCCGCCGAAAAACCAGACCGTTTGCGAGGCCCACAACACCATCGCGCCTGGTGCGAAGAACTCGGATCATGGGCGTACCCGCAAGCAACATGGGACATGCTCATGTTCGGACTACGACTCGGCCACCGCCCCCAAGCAGTCATCACATCCACTCCCAAACCCCTGCCACTGCTGAAAGACATCGCCGCACGCCCGACCACTGTTGTCACCACTGAGTCGACGTTCGCGAACTCGGAGAACCTGTCTGCTGCCACACTCGAGGAACTTAGCCGCCGCTACGAAGGCACCACACTCGGACGTCAAGAACTGTACGGGGAAATCATCGAAGACGTTGAAGGCGCATTGTGGACACGGGCGATGATCGAAACGACCCGCACCCCGTACGACCAAACCCCGCAAACCATGGATGTCATCGTGGTAGGAGTAGACGTTGCGGCCACCAGCACTAGAAGCAGTGACGAAACCGGGATCGTGGTCGCAGGACGCTCAGCCGACCACGCCTACGTGCTCGACGACCTTTCCACACGGGCCACACCCGAAATGTGGGGGGCGACAGTCGTACACGCATACCAAGAATGGGAAGCGGACGCGATCGTTTACGAAACCAACCAGGGTGGTGAGATGATCGCCGCTGTCATCCGCGCCGCCGCCGCTGCGATCGGCGTCCCGGCCGCACGACTTCACCTGGTACCCGTGCACGCCTCTCGAGGGAAACGCACCCGGGCCGAACCTGTTGCGGTCATGTACACCGAACAGGGTGGGGCCCGAGTCCATCACACCCGTGCGTTCCCCGAACTCGAAGACCAAATGTGCACATGGGTGCCTGGCGATGATTCACCGGACCGGATGGACGCGCTCGTCTGGGCGCTCACCTATCTGATGGACGGCCCGCCGTCCAAACGCCGCAAACTAAGGTTCCGGGATTAGGTTACGACCGAAAGGCAGGTCGCATGGGGCTTTTCCGCAAAACCACACCCACACCAGCATCCGCAACCGCCTCCGCACCGGTTGACGTTGACGGCCGCCCACTCGAAGTCGGCAAACAATATGTGATCACCCGTGAACGCCGCGACCCGTCAGCGGCAACCCTTTCCGTCTCCTACCAGTCGATCTCGGCGCCGATGATCAGCGAATGGGACGCGGAAACCGCAGTCCGCTGGGCTTATATCGCGAACACGTACGTGTACCGGTGTGTGGACATGATCGCAAGCGCGATCAGCGCCTGCCCTTTCCGCGCCGGACCGGACCCCCGGAAACGCGGCGAGTTCGACGAAACCGTGAAACTCGCCCGGCTGCTCGGCCCCCCGCCTGGCAGCCCGAACCCTGAAGTAAGCCCACGACGCCTGTGGAAGTGGACAGTCGCACAAAGGTTGATCACCGGCCGCTGGTTCTGGGAAATTGAACGAGTCAACCCGTCTAATCCTCGTGGCGAGGTGCTCGGCTTGTGGCCGCTACCCGCACACCTGATTGACCCGATCATCAGCGACGGTGGCCGCCAGTATTTCAAAGGGTTCGTGTACGGACGGCATTTGGGTGGCAAACAACGGTATCTCGCACGCGAGCAGGTGGTGTACGACTGGAACCCTTCACAGCTTGACTTCCGCCAGCCGGAAAGCGTGCTGCAAGCCGCACGTTTGGATGTGAGCGTCGCGGTCATGCAAGACCGGTACGACGTGGCGTTCTTGAAAAACGACGCTCGTCCAGCCGCGGTGATCGTGCATGAAGAGTTCGCGGAACGCGAGGAACGGGAAGCGTTCCGCTCCCAGTTCCTTGCAGAGTTCCGTGGTGTTGACAACGCTGGCAAACCAATCTTTGTTGAAGCCACACCAGGTGATGAGGAGATCAACCGCACGTTTCACATTGAACGGCTCGGCCTTTCCCAAAAGGACGCTGAGTTCATCCCCCGATACGAGGCGAAAATTCGGGCTATCTGCGTGGCGTTCGGCACCCCGCTGTCCATTCTCGGGGATTCGAGCGCCCGCACGTTCTCTAACGCCGAACAAGAGTATCGGAACTGGTGGGAGGCCACTCTGCTCCCGTTGATGGCCGAGTTTGAGGATGCGGTGAACATCAGGTTGGCGCCACTGGTCGGCCGGGAAGTCGGCTGGTTTGATACGAGCGGTGTTGCAGCGTTGCAAAGCCAAAGCAGGATTGTGGCGCTCGGCGCCGGTGTGCAAGGGCTGCTTGACACTGTGTTCACAGTTGACGAGGTGCGCAACGAGTACGGTCTCGCACCCCTCGACGACGTGCTCACCGCTGACGAGAAAGCGTTCCGTGACGCGCAACGTGAAGCGGATCTCGCAAGAATGAAAGCTGCCACCCAAACAACCACACCGGTCACACCGGTCGAACCGGTTGCCCCAGCCGCACAAACCGGGAACACGAATGGAGACACAACCGGCACACCAGTCTCCACGCCCGCACCGGACGCTGGCACGCGTTCCATGATCGTCGACCTGGCAGCATACGACGTGCGACACGTGAAAATCGTCGAAGACCGTGACGGCAGGCTCGTAGTCGAACAAGTGTGACATGCCCCCGACACCCGTCGCACCAGTAATGCTCGTCCGCTTAGCTGACGGCACCGCGCTACTCATCCAACAGCGCGGGTCACACGAACATTGCGACCACGAACATCGAGCACAATCACGGGGGCGCACTCGGACACGACCAAACCGGAACGTGTACGCACTACAAGTCGACCGGGACTGTCGTGCAATCGAAAAAGCGTGGATCCCACGAATCCAAGAGTTCTTCGTCAACTTTGGTGCTGAAACCGCCCGAAAAATGCAAGGACGCTCGCGTAGGATCAGCAAACTGTTACGAGAAAAACGGGCTGTCATTGAAGATGACACGCTGCTCGCACAAGAAATCATCGACGAAGTTTGGGATGCGACAGCGTTCACCGAAGCGTTCATCACGCTCACATCCGGCATGCTCGATGACGCTGCGACCGTCGCACTCGAACGGCTCGCCCTCACGCTCGGCCTCACCTTCGATATCGGCCCGTCGTTCGCGGTACAACAAGCGGTCACACAACGAGCAAACCAGCTTGCCGGGTATGTGAGCGAATCCACCTACCGGCAGTTGAAACGCAACCTGCGCCGCGGGATTCTTGAAGGCGAACCGATCCCGGATCTCGCGAAACGCGTCCAACAGTCGTTCCGGGCGGCGAGCAAAACGCGTGCCACAGTGATCGCCCGCACCGAAGTCATCAGCGCGTACAACGGTGCCGTCTACCACGGGGCGATGGACCTGCCCGGAAACATTGTGGGCGGAATGGAATGGATCGCGACCAGTGACGGTCGCACACGCCCATCACACCGGGAAGCGGACGGGCAAATTGTTGCCGCCGGTGAACTATTCCAAGTTGGTGGCGAGAACCTGCGCTACCCTGGGGATCCTGCTGGTAGCGCTCGCAACATTATTCAATGCAGGTGCACGACCGCTGTTGTCACCGCAGACGAAATCGGGGGACGGCAGCCTGCTATGATCGCCACAAGTGACGTTGAACGGCTCCTGTTAGAAGTGGCGCTCGGACACGTCGACTATCGGCATGCGCTTGTCGAACTCTGCCATTCTGGTACGGTGAACGGAAACCGGTCTGCGAAGGCAGGTGGCTTGTGAGCCGACATTTGGAACGTCGCAACATTGAAACCAGGGCGGTTGTCCCCGATGATGCACCCACCCAGGACGGGTTGCCTCGCAGGTTTTGGGCGCGTGTCGTCAACTACGGTGTGCTCGACGACTATGGCACCCGGTTCCGTGAAGGGTTCGCCGACGAATATTTGGCGCGCCGTCTGCCCCGGCTGATGTACGGGCACGGCGGATGGGAGAACCCGAACGCTATCGTCGGCAAAGGTGTTGACTGGCGGAACGTGCCTGGTGAAGGGCTGGATATTCTGTTCGAGTTCGACGATTTCGAGTATGTGCCAACCGCCCGCCAGCTCGCCTACCAGTTGCGGAACGGGACGCTCGACGAGTTCAGTATCGGGTTTCTCCGCCAGCGTGACGAGCGTGACGTGGACGGGTCGGTGTGGGTTACGAAAGCCCGTTTGGGTGAGGTGAGCATCGTCGCAGAAGGATCAGTGCCAGGCACCCGGCTGTTGTCGTTCCGGCAGGCTGGTGGGACGACTGTTGAAACCCAGGCTGTGGTCGACGCGAACGAGGTTGCTCGGATCATCTCCCAGCTGTACTTGGGGGAAATCGATTTGGCTCAAGCGTTGCACGAAGTGAAAACTCTTGCGACCACACCAGACCCGAACACCACCCCTAACATCACCCCTGACCAAACCCCCGGGGTTGAACCAGAACAAGAATCCCCTGTTGAGAGTGTGGCGCGCTCTGATAGTGCAGCCCCCGAAACGGGGGAGGGTTCGGCGGAGGAGCCCACCGGAAACCCCCCCGCCCCGGCCTCCGCCGAACCCGAACCACTTTCTGAAACACTCCCCGAAACCACAATCCAAACGCTCATCGAAGAACTCGACGCTGCCATCTCCGGGGCGTTCGACGCACTGTGACCAACATGTGAAAAGAAAGGGACGCAGGACATGCTGCGAATCGCAGTGTTCCCAGCAGACCGTGGCGGATGCGGCCACTACCGGCTTATTTGGCCTGCGCTCGCGGTCCGCTCAACATGCTGTGATGTTGACGTGAAACTCGCCGACGAACTCGACCCGATCCACGTCGGTTACAAAGAAGACACAAGCGCTGACGAGCCGCTCGAGTACAACACGCCGATCACCGTTAGCAACGTGCCTGATGTTGACGTGATGGTGTTCCAACGGCCTTTGCACGCCAAATGGCAGCACCTGTTCCCGCTGCTCAAACAGCACGGCATCCGAATCGTCGTGGACATCGACGACCACTTTGACCGGATCGACCCGCGAAACGTTGCATGGCACGCTGTTGAACCAAACTGGTTACACAAGGACGAAGCGGCCCGTGTACGCGAAGCGTACGGCCCGTTCCGTGTTGATCGTGTCAGCGCGAACGGAAACTGGGTGCACACACTCGACCATCAGGGTGCCACAAACCGTGTGCACTTGAACCAAGCGCTCAAACACGCTGATCTGATCACCGTGTCAAGCGCCGAGCTTCGTTCCTATTACGCACGGTTCGCTCCAACCGTGCTGCTACGCAACGCTGTTCCAGTCGACCATTTGCGCCCCCGTGCACATACGGGCAGGCATAGTGTCGTGACTGTCGGTTGGACAGGTTCCGTGCTCACACACCCTGAGGACTTGGAAGAAATCGGCACCGGGTTGCGGCAGGCATGTGCCCGCACACGTGCC